GCAAAAACTGTAATGCGATTAGCAGGACATACTTGCATTGAAACAACTTTAAATTTTTATATTAATCCTTCAGCAAATCATCTTCGTAATGCTATATCTACTTTAGATAATCAAAGAGATGAACTGAAGTTAATAAAAGGGTAATACAAGTTGAAAACTAACTTTTATTTATATAAAAATTACAGTCCTGTAACAAGCGACTGTGGTGGAATTGGCAGACACGCAAGTCTTAGAAACTTGTGCAGAAATGCATCTCGGTTCAACTCCGAGCAGTCGCACCAATTTATAAAAGTTGTTAATATAATATGTGCTAAATTAGTGAGGATATGTTTGCAACAATATTTGCAATACGTTAGCAATGATGCGAACATAAAAAAAATAAAACAAATAATTCTGCGGATAATTTTACCAGTAACTAGTCTTAGGAGAAAATTCAGGTCAATTCACTGGTGTAATTTCAAATATAATTATTGTTATTACTCGCTAGTTATCTCAAAAATAACTTTAATACACCTGTGGCTAGTCTTGCAAACAAGTGCGAACATTAAGCGAATTGCGTTTGCAATATTATTCACAGGTGTTTCACAATGTTCTACAAATGTCCACAGATAATACAAATTTTAAAGAACTACTAGAAACACTTGTAAAAGTAGGGGTTGGCGGAAAATATAAGGACAGAGACGATTACGTAAAATTAATCACCCAAGAATTAGAGTTTGAGGAACGTATGATTAGGGGTGGTATTGATAGATATAATAAAACTATAAATGATGCTAGGGCAAAAAACCAAGAAAGCACTACTAAATATGGTTTATATTATACTCAAAAATACGTCACTGCTCTTGCAGATATGCTCAAAGACGATGTCGCAAACTGTATGGCAGGTTCGGTAGGGGTAACGCAAACTTCGTTAAAATTAATATGCCAGTGTTTGTCTGTTAACTCTTTTAATAATGAGGGTATCTTTCAACCTTCAACCTTTCAATGGCTACCTGTAAGTTTTATTTGTCTTAAAAATGTTTTAGATGGAATTTCAAAGTCTGTAACTGTTAATGAATTATCTATGAGTATCAGTAATGCTCTTATGCAAGAGGCAAGACTAACTAAATTTAAAGATACCCAACCTGATAAATATGAGCAAATTTGTAAAATGCTAAATGCAGAAGGTCAAAATATGAAGAAAAATAAATACAGACATAAACAAAGAGTTTGGGTTTATTTTATGAACAAAAATAAATTAGATTTTGATGATTGGGTTTCAGCAGACAAGATACATTTAGGTGTAAAAATCATTAGCTATTATGAGAAATTAGGTCTTGTTACCCATGAAAATAGAAGAACTGCAAGGAATAGAACTACTACTTTTATAGTAGCCACAGACAAACTTCTTGAAGAAATTAAAAATTATAATATCCACAACGAAGCATTACACCCAACTTTTTTACCAATGTTAATGCCACCAATGGACTGGAGTTCACCATTTACAGGGGGTTACTATGGCAGAAAATACAATCAAAAAAACAAAGCAGAGGAAATCGTAAATGCATTACAACATAATAAAAAGTACAAATAGAAGATATTTAGAAGAATTTAAAAACAGATTTGATGATATGCCAAATGTCATTAATTCAATAAATATTCTACAAAAAACTGAATGGGTAATTAATAAAGAAATTCAAAAGGTTTTTAATAAATGTGTAGACTTAGGATTACAATTTGGAAAACTTCCAATCAATCCAAATGAAATAGAACTTCCACCTAAACCAGTTGATATTGGAAGTAACAAAGAAGCATTGATTAAATGGAAAAGAATGGCTTCTAAAGTTTATGAAAGACGAGCTAAAAATAAATCAAAACATATTCAAGTATTAATGATTAAAGCTGAAGCTGAATTATTAAGTAACTTTGATGGTTTTTATAATCCTCTGCAATTTTGTAAGAGAGGAAGAATTTATCCAAAACCTGCAATGCTCAATATGCAATCTGCTGATTATGCAAAAGGATTATTAAAATTTAAATATGGAAAAAGAATGGAAGAAGATAATAGTTATGGTTATTTAGCAATAGCTGGTGCAAATTTATTTGGTGAAGTAGATAAAGGAAGTATTCAAGATAGAATTCAATGGATTGAAAAGCATGAACAAAAAATTTTATCAGTAGCTAAGTCACCTTTTGATGATAAGTGGTGGCATCAAGCTGATAAACCATTTCAATTTTTAGCTTGGTGTATGGAATACAGAGACTTTGCTGAAACAGATTATGATGCAAGTTTTATAACTACTCTACCAATACAAGCTGATTGTTCTAACTCAGGACTACAACATTACTCGGCAATGATGAGAGATGAAGTTGGTGGTAGAGCTACTAATCTCATTGATGATGAAAAACCAAATGATGTTTATGTTATAGTAGCTCAACGAGTAATTGAAAAATTAAAATTAAGAACAGATGAATTTGCAAAAAAATGGTTAGCTTATGGAATAGATAGAAAAATTTGTAAGAAGCCAGTTATGTGTTTACCTTACAGCTTAACTAGATACAGTTGTAGAATGTATTTAGCTGAACACGTTTATCAACAGTTAAATGAAAGAAATATTCCTCATAATTTTGGTGATGATTTATTTGAAGCTACCAAATATTTAACTCCTGTAGTTTGGGAAAGTATTTACGAAACAATACAAGGTGCTAGAAATATTATGAAATTTTTAAAAAAAGTTTCATCGTTAGTGTCTTCAGAAAACTTACCGATTAACTGGACAACACCATTAAATTTTCCAGTTCAAATGGCTTGTTACTCTATGAAAAGTAAAAGAGTTAAAACAAAAATGGGAGAAAGTATATTGATGCTTTCTTACCAAGAAGAAACTCCAAAAATAGATAAACGCAAAACTTCTCAAAGTATCTGTGCAAACTTTATTCATTCATTAGACGCTAGTGTTTTACAGTTAGCTGTTGTTAAAGCACACAAGGAAGGAATAGATAATTTTTCTGTAATTCACGATAGTTTCGGAGTGGTTGCTCCTGATACTCAAGTTATGGCTAAAGCAGTAAGAAATAGTTTCTGTGAAATATATTCTAAAGATGTCCTTAAAAATTGGGCAGAAGAAATGTTTGCAATGTTGTCTACCAAAAACCAAAAGAAATTTCCAACTATACCTTGCAAAGGTAATCTTAATTTAGAAGAAGTAAAGAACTCAAAATTCTTCTGTATTTGAAGAGTAAATAATACACAAGTGTATTAATAGGTTGCACTTATAGATAAAAACAAACAATCAAGGAGTACTAATGATTGATATAAAAACTATGGTAACACCATTAGGCGAAGCTATTTATCCTAGACTTCTTAAACCTGATACAAAGTTTAATGAGTTGGGTGAATATAAACTTACCTTAAAAATCAAAAAACGAGACGCATCTAAACTACTGTCTGATTTAGACTTATATCTAGGTGACAGTCTGGCAACTTTTGAAAGAGAAGCTAAAGGTAAAAAAATAAAAATAGCTCCAAAACCTTATACTACTGAAGGTGATTTCTCTATTTTAAAAATGAAGATGAAAGCTAGTGGTATAAATAAAAAGACAAAGCAACCATTTCAACAAAGACCAATTATTGTTGATGCAAAGAAAAACCCAATGCCAATAGACACTTACATAGCAAGTGGTTCAATGTGCAAATGTGTTTTTGATGCAATACCTTATCACACTCCAATAACTGGAGCTGGTATAACTTTACGTCTTAAAATGGTTCAAATTATTGAACTTGTTACAAGAGATAGAGGTGACAATCTTCTTAAAGAAGAAGATGGTTATGTTACTGAAAAAGTTCAATCACCAACTAATGAACTATCCCAAGTTCAAACGAGTGCAGATTTCTAAATCTGTAACACTCAAATCTGGTTTAGAGGAAGTAATCTACAATTACTTAACAAATAAAAAAGTTAAATTTGTTTATGAAGGTTTTAAGATTACTTACTCTATGCCTGAACAGAAAAAAAATTATTTTGTAGATTTTCCTTGCAGTAACATTTTAATAGAAACTAAAGGTTCATTTAATTCAGCAGACAGAAAAAAACATAAATTAATAAAACAACAAAACCCAAACTTAGATTTAAGATTTATTTTTTCTAATTCTAAAATAAAAATTGGAAAGAAATCAAAGACAACTTATGGAAAATGGTGTGATTTATTTGGTTTTAAATATCATTGTATTAATACGACTAAAAAAACATTCCCAGATGAATGGTTAAGCGAAATTAAAGAAACAAATAATGCCAAGAAGTAAAACAAATTTTATAGTAATTCATTGCTCATTATCAAAACCATCAATGAATGTAGATGCAAAAGTAATTGATAGATGGCACAGGGAAAGAAGCTGGTTAAAGATAGGTTATGCAAGAGTTATTAAAAGAGATGGAACTATAGAACAGGGCAGACAAGATGACGAACACCAAGCCCATGCAGTAGAAATAAATGACATAAGCACTAGTGTTTGTTTAGTTGGTGGTTTGTCAGAAGATAATAAAAATGAGGATAATTTTACCTTTTTACAATGGGAGAGCTTACATAAATTATTATCAGAATGGGTAATCAAATATCCTGATGCAAGAATAATAGGTCATTATCATGTCAATCCTACAAAGACTTGTCCTAACTTCGACGTAGATAAATATTTACAACAAGAAAACATACCTAATTATAAATGGTCTTTTGGTACTGTTGATGAAGAAGAAATAGAAGAACATAAAAAGGCAGATGTTTTATAATGAAGAAAGTAAATTTCTTTATCATGCACCTTGTTCTGATTGTGGTTCAAAAGATAATTTAGCAGTTTATAGCGATAATCATACATACTGTTTTGGTTGTAAAGTTACAAAGTATCCAAACATTCAACAAGAAATAATTCAAACAAAAGCAACTGATATGATTGAAGGAACTATACAAGCATTGCCTAAAAGAAAAATTTATGAAGAAACTTGTAAGATATTTAATTATGAACAAGGTTTTTATAATGGTCAACCAGTACAGATAGCAAATTACTTTAATAAAAATTATCAAAAAGTTGCACAGCATTTAAGGTTTCAAGACAAATCTTTTATTTGGTTAGGGGATTTAAATTCAGCATTACTATTTGGTCAGCAAAATTGGAAAGATGGTGGCAGAATGGTTATTGTTACTGAAGGTGAAATTGATGCAATGTCAGTTTCTCAATTATGGCAAAACAAATATCCTGTCGTTTCTGTTCCTTCAGGAGCTTCGTCAGCAAAAAAATATATTAAAAAAGAATTAGAGTGGTTATCAAAATTTGAAAACATTATTTTAATGTTTGATAATGATGAGGCAGGTATTCAAGCAAGTGTTGAATGTGCAAATACATTACCTGTAAAAAAAGTAAAAATTGCAAAACTTTCTGCTAAAGATGCAAATGAATTATTACAACAAGACAAAGGCGATAAAATTATTGATGCAGTATGGGGAGCAAAACAATACACACCACAAGGAATAATTTTAGGAGTTGATACAAAAGATTTACTTTTAAATGATGATGAAGTTGAAAGTATTCCTTATCTTTGGAATGGCTTAAATGAAAAACTTTTGGGAATAAGGTTTGGTGAACTTGTATTATTAACAGCAGGTTCAGGTACAGGTAAGTCTCAAGTATGTAGAGAAATTGCTTATGATGTAATTCAAAAAGGATTTAAGGTTGGT